AGAGTTTCCACTCGTCAGCGCATCACCACTTAACGCGCCAATAAGCGTATTAACTTCCGCCGTGGAGACTGATAGCCCTGCTTGGAAACCTACCGCCGTATTCAACGCATCTGTGGCTGTCGTAAAGTTTTGTGACGCTAAAGTTCCTTGACCAAGCGCAGTGCTTTTGCTTCCTAAAGTATCTGCCGTAAGAGCGTCCATGCCTACAGCTACGTTAAAATCAGCGTCTGTTAAAGCGTCTCCCGCACGACCCCCAATAATCGTGTTACTTATACCCGTGGTGACTGATATACCTGCGAAATACCCGACTGCGGTATTGAAGGTATCTGTTGCTGTAGTGAAGTTTTGTGAAGATAAAGCGGCTCTACCAATAGCTGTTGATTTGCTTCCTTTGGTATCATCACTCAAAGCGGCTTGACCAATCGCTACATTTTCTTGACCAACATCAAGAGCGTCACCTGTAAGACCTCCGATAAGGGTGTTGAGGGTTCCCGTGGTGATTGACAGACCTGCGCTGTGACCTACGGCTACGTTGTAAGCATTAGTTGCGGTAGCAAAGTTTTGAGCATTAAGGGCAGCGTAACCAATAGCGGTGCTAAACTTACCTACATCATCTGTGCTTAACGCTCCTGTTCCAACGGCTACGTTTTGATCGCCAGTAGTAAGAGCATCTCCTGCTAAACCGCCGATGAGAGTGTTGTTAGTTCCCGTGGTGATTGCATTACCTGCGATATGCCCTACCGCAGTGTTAAAAGCATCTGTAGCAGTAGTGAAGTTTTGGTTCGCTAATGTACCCATACCCAGCGCAACACTTTTGCTACCTAAAGTATCGCTCGTTAAGGCTTCTTTCCCCACCGCTACGTTAAAATCGGCGTCAGTGAGGGCATCGCCAGCCAAGCCACCGATGAGGGTATTATCAACTCCCGTGGTGACTGATAATCCTGCATTTGTGCCTACTGCCACATTGTAGGCATCTGTCGCTGTAGTGAAGTTTTGTGCTGTTAAAGCATTAGTGCCTATAGAAACAGAATTAGAGCCTAAAGTGTCTGCACTCAATGAGCCTGTACCCACAGCTATGTTGGAGCCACCTGTAGTAATAGCATCCCCTGCAAGACCACCAACTAAGACATTGAATTGCCCCGTGGTGACTGTTAGACCTGTGTTATATCCAACTGCCACGTTGTAGGTGTCTGTAGCGGTAGTAAAGTTTTGATTGTTTAGAGTGTTGTGACCTATAGCAACTGTTTTGCTGCCTAACGTATCGCTTGTTAAAGCTCCACGTCCGACTACGACGTTGTGGTCAGCATCAGTGAGGGCATCACCAGCGAGCGCCCCAATGAGAGTGTTTCGGATTCCCGTGGTAACTTGTTGACCAGCAAAATAACCAATAGCAGTATTATCGCTGTTGGTAGAAGTAGTAAAGTTTTGACTTTGTAGAGTGTTTGCTCCTACAGCAACAGATTGATCTCCTTTAGTATCGGCAGTCAATGCTCCTTTACCAATAGCAACATTGCGAGATGCAGTATTTAGGGCATCTAACGCCTCATAACCCAAAGCGGTATTTTCATCACCCGTAGTAAGCGCCGTACCTGCTTCGTCACCCACGACCACGTTGTAGTTGCCGCCAGAGGTAATGCTGTTACCTGCGTTGACACCTGCGCGGAAATTGGATGTGCCAGCGGATGCAGTGATGAGATCGGCACCGTCCTCAAGCGTAGTATCCCCTGAGATCGTAACCGTGCCGTTGAAATCCATTGCAGTAGCAGTAAGGTCAATCTCATCCGTCGCACCAAGAGACAAGACCGTAGCACTTGAGCCTTGTATAAACTGGCTCGCGTCATTGAACATGATCTTGTTGGTGCTGTTTAGCGTTAAGCCAGATCCGTCTGTGTGCGTAAGCGTTGTGTCGCCATCTGCACCAAAGGTAATAACTGCGCTGTCAGAGGTAAACGTCAGGTCATCGTCAATAAACAGATCAGGGATAGACAGGTCTTGGAAGGCATCAACCATCGCAGCGCCAGATCCGGCACCGTCTGAGTAGATAGCTTTGGTCTGACCATTTGCGATGGTGACCGTTGCACCACTGCCCTGTTTGATGATAATACTCTGCGATCCACTTGTGGCATTCTCTATAAGCCACAGCTTACTAACGGTATTTGGACCTATAGTGATAGTGCAAGTGCTATCAAGAGTTCCAGTGTATTTAAGAAATATACTCCTGCCAGGGTCAGTACTACCATCGGCAATAGTAGTAGTAAAAGTATCCGTATTATCTGGTGAGATCGCTTCGGTGCCAAATGAAAATGCCTCAGCAATTAATTCGAGGTTAGTGTTCGTACTGGCACCCCAAGTTCCTGATTCATCTCCAGTGGCGATCTCTTTCAAGCGTAAATCGTTTACATAAGTTGCCATATTAAGCTACCTCTTCCCAATCAGGGGTTTGACTATCTGATACCACAGACCAACTAGGGGTTTGACTGTCTGCAATATTACTCCAATTTGGTGTTTGAGAATCATCTACCATTCCCCAAACTGTGACTTGTTTTGTTTCTGCTGTTCCTTCGACTCCTGTCGGGGTGACAAGTGCTGAGCCAGCAATCGTAACCGTTCCGACAGCCCCTGTGCCGCTAACACCTGTTGGGGCAGCAATAATTCCAACCGCGATCGTAACCGAGCCAACGGATCCAGTACCAGAAACACCAGTAACACTAACATTCGCATCGCTGGATACAGTAACCGTTCCGACAGCCCCTGTGCCGCTGACGCCAGTAACCGAGACATCGACGCCCGTACCTTCGACGATAGTGACGGAGCCGACCGAACCCGTTGCTGAAACTCCTGTGACAGAAACGTTTGCGGTTCCACTGGCGGTGACAGAACCAACACTACCTGTGCCGGAAACGCCTGTGACACTGACGTTCGCATCCGCTGAAACCGTGACCGAACCGACTGACCCTGTTGCCGAAACACCTGTGGTAGAGACATTTGCATCTGTCGAAACTGTGACAGAACCGAGCGCACTCGTTCCTGCAACACCTGTAACCGAGGCATTTGCATCTGCTGAGACTGTAACAGATCCAACAGCGCCTGTGGCCGAAACGCCTGTGACCTCGATAAGGTCTGGCTCACCCCACGCATCCTCGCCCCAAGTGCCTCTACCCCAGCCAGTAACATTCGCCACACGTTAAATCCTATGCG